ACAGGTAGTAGGTTCGATTCCTACTCAATCCGCCATACAGGGCGTGGGCAAGTGGCATGCCACTCGGCTTGGAACCGAGTATTCGTAGGTTCGAGTCCTACCGCTCTGACCAAAAGAAAAGGAGGTCAATTATGGAAGTAGTTAAGATTGAAAGATTCGGAGTATTTACTGTTGCCGAAGTAAAAGATGAAAACGGTAAAATTGGAGTAGGGATTTCTAAGCGTTCTAGAAATGATAAGATTAGCGATGAGCTTGGACAATCTATTGCTCTTGGTAGAGCTAAAAAAGCATTAAAATTAAAACTAGAGAAAAAAGCTTTGCGTAGTTCTTATATGGGATAAGTTTTGCCAGTAGCTTAACGAACAGAGCAAAGGTCTACGAAACCTTGGATAAGAGTTTGAATCTCTTCTGGCAATCCAGCCCCCTTGGTGTAACGGAATAGCATATAGGTGTTCTAAGCCAAAGGTACTGGTTCGATTCCAGTAGGGGGTATTAGCGGATGTAGCCGAATTGGCATAGGCAGTAGTTTTAGAAACTACTTTTTGAAGGTTCAAATCCTTCCATCCGTACCAAGAGGATTAGTATAATGGAAATACATCTGTTTTACATTCAGAAGTCAGGAGTTCGATTCTTCTATCCTCTACCATGTCGTGTCGTTCAACGGTAGGACATCTCACTGTTAATGAGAGTATGGTGGTTCGAATCCACCCGTGACAGCCAGGGTTTGTAGCTCAATTGGTAGAGCAATTGCTTTGCAAGCAAGAGGTTGAGGGTTCAAATCCCTCCTTATCCACCAGAGGGGAAAGTGTTACGGAAGCACGCTAGATTCCAAACCTAGCAGACTGGGTTCAATTCCTAGTTCCCTTGCCATGTGGGTTGGTGTAACGATAGCACAGTAGGCTTTGAACTTATTGGAGATAGTTTGACTCTATCACTCACTGCCAACTATTTTAAACTATTTTCGCTTAGGGGGTTTACAAAAGTTGAATTTTCGGTATATTATTGTTGTGAGAGGTGTATATATATAAATATAAAAATAAGGCATTAAATGGATTTAAGTAGAACTGAAATAGAATATAATAAAGTTAAAAATCTTAGACAATATAAGGGTTTAACTGAGCAAGAGCTAAGAAATTTAGCTTTTAAAAGAGCTGTTGAAGGACTAGTAGATATAAATTCTCAACTTATAAATGATGATGAAAAGAAGTTAGCAAAGTCATTACTAAAAAAATATTTAGACGATTTTGTACCAGAATCTACTTCTGATATAAACATTTTAGGGAATATCATATTTCTAGAAGTCGTTACTCTTAGACTACAATCTGAATTAAACAAGAGACATAACGAGGAAAAAGATATTCCTTTAAAGATGATAGAACTTTTACATAAAAATTTGAGTGAAACTATGTCACTTAAAGAATCTTTAGGTATAACTAAAAAAACTAAAGATGAAAGTGAAAATTCTGTAGCTAAAAAAATAGCCAGTATAAGAAGTCAGTTTAAAGTTTGGTCAGAACAAAACCAAGCTTCTCGCACAATATGTTGCCCTTATTGTGGTCAGATGGTCTTATTAAAAATGGACTGTTCCCACTATGATAGCCAAAAACACCCTTTCTTTAAAGATAGGATTCTTGGCAACACACACTTGATAGATATGTATCAAAAACAAAGAATAACAAAAGAAGATGTAGCTAAAGTTCTTGAAGTAAGCCCAGATTACATTGATTGGTTGCTTAAAAAGAAATTTATAACTACATGATAAGCAATATAAGCAAAGAAGATATTGAATTTTGTGAATTTCTTTACAATCCACTGTGCTTTTCTGAAGCAATGTTTACTAATTATGATAATTTAGCTTTTTTTGAAGAAGGAAAGCTGGGTCATATAAGATTAGGTCAAATTCCTCTACTTTCATTTGAATATTTAATTGATGAAAATCCTAAACTTTCTGATAAGCAAAATTTTGCTCTAAAGATAGGTGCTGGAGACAGTTATGTTCTTGGGGGCAGAAATTTTGGAAAGTGTGAATGGGAAGAAAACCTTTGTACTCTTTATGATGGAAGAGAGGTTAAATTTAAAGATTTAGTTGGAACTGAAAAATATGTATTATCTTTAAATCCAATAACTTTAAAATTAGAAAAATCTCTTGCTATATTTTCAGATAATGGAATTAGAGATTGTATAAAAGTAACAACTTCTAAAGGCAAAGAAATAACAGTAACAGAAAATCATCCTTTATTTTCTCAATATGGTTGGAAGGAAGTTAAAGATTTAAAAGTTGGGGATTTTCTTGTAACTCCAAGAAAGTATAATATACAAGGAAATAAAATTCCTAAAAAATATATTCCTGAATTACTAGGATATTTACTTGGAGATGGCAGTTGTACTAATCAAATAGGTTTTACTAATATAAATGAAGAATTAATTTCTGAATTTTTAAAAATAGCAGAGTATTTAGATTGTAGATACAGAAAAGATGATATAACTTATTATGTATCTAAAAAAGATAATAGTTCTCATAATCATAAAAAAAGTAAAATACATGAAATTGTATTAAAATATAGAATAAATAAAAAATCTACTGTAAAAACAATACCTGAAGAAGTATTTAGTTGGAAAAATAAATATATTGCAGTTCTATTAAATAGATATTTTGCTTGTGACGGACATGTAAACGTTAGCGGCAAAAATCATATTATTGAATTATGTTCTATGTCAAAAATAATGTTATTTCAAGTCCAAAGCCTACTTTTAAGATTCGGAATACAGTCTTTAATTAGAAAAAATAGATTATTTATTACAGAAGATTTTGATAAATTTTTAGATTTAATAGGGATTAAAAGCAAAGATAATGTTAAAAGATGGAACAAAAAATATACTACTACTGATACTATACCTGTTGAATTTGTAAAAAGGTTTTTAAAAAGAAAAAAAGAATTTTATTATAAATCTGTTTCTTGTGAAAAATTATTAAGAAAATATAAAAATAATTTAGAAGTAGAGAAAATAGTTAATAGTGATATATATTGGGATGTAATTAAAAAAATAGAAAAAATAAAATCTCTTAATACTGTAGCAGTTTCAGTTCCTTTATATTATAATTATATTTCAAATAATATTATATCGCATAATACTTTATGTGAGAAAATTGATATGTTAAATTCTTTCGTTTTATGTGATGGATATCCAATGGGTATTACCTCATATGATGCAGTTCACATTAGAGGTGTTATGGAACCAGTTATTGGTTGTTTAGAAACTCATCCAATTATGAGTTGTTTTAAGGAAAGAATTAAAAGAAGCCCCACCTACTTAATTACAAGTAAAAACAATGCTCTTATTGAAGGTATTAATATGAATATCTCAAATAAGAATCCAGGAAATCAGTTCTTTCAAAAACACTTTAAAAAGCTATGGGTGGAAGAAGCTTGCGTAGATGCCCATACTAAAGTTAGATGTTTAGAAGATAATAAAATATATACTAAAAATATTTCTGAAATAGTAAATTCTGATTTATGGAAAAAAATTAAAGTTTTAAGTTATAATTACACTACTAAAATATTAGAGTGGAAAAAAATTAAAAATATTTTTAAAAATAAAGTTAAAGATTATATAAATTATAAAATAACTGTATCTCCAAATTCTGAACATTCTAAAAGAACTCTTATTGTTTCTCAAAAACAAAAAATATGGACAGATAAGGGATATAAATATATTGATGATATAAATAAAAATGATAATGTATATTTATCGCAATATTCTTCTTTAAGTAAAATACAAAAAGAACTTTTAGTTGGTTGTTTATTGGGAGACGCCTACTTAACCAAAGATACTAATTGTAAACTTGTTTTTACTCAAGGTAAAAAACAAGAAAATTATTTTAACTATAAAAAAAAGTGTTTCTATAATATATTTCAAACTAAAAAAAGAAGAAAAAATAAAGAATTTGAAAGATTGATAAATTCAATTAGTGAAAGTAAAGCTAAAATATTTAGAGCTTCTTCTGTACCAAATATTGATTTGAATGAATTTAGAGATTTCAAATACAATAAAATAAATAATTCATATAGAGATATAAATAAAAAAATATTGAATAAATATTTTTCTGAGATTTCTTTAGCTTTTTGGTTTATGGATGACGGTTCTACTAAAATTTGTAAAAACGGCAGAGTAAATGTAAGATTACATACTAATGGATTTAGTTTAAATTCTCAAAAAATATTGAAAAAAATATTATTTGATAGATTTAAAATAGATTGTAATATATGCGGAGATAAATATTATTATTTAAGTTTTGATAAAGTAAATTCTAAAAAAATATTAGATATAGTATCAAAATATCTAACTGAAGATTTATTATATAAAACAAATATAAAAGCTAAATTTATTGATTTAATAGATTGTAAATATAATCTTGCTCCTATTAAAATAGAAAAAATAGAAAAAATTTTAAATTCTAGTTGGACTATGTATGATATAGAAGTTGAAGACAATCATAATTTTTTTGCTAATGAAATATTGATTTCTAATTCATTTGAAACTGAAGAAGTTTACAAAAAAAGAATTGATAGTAGGCATGAAGCTGGTTGTATTCAAAGAATATCTGGTATGACTAACTTTACAAAATATTCTCCTGCTGGTAGAATTTATTATGACTATTCTAAAAGACCTTGGGTAATGAATATACCTCAATATGTTAATCCCTTTTGGGATGATTTAGAAAAAGAAAAAGCAATTAAAAAGCATGGAGGAGAAAACTGTTTTGATGAATCTACTGAAATACTAACTAATAACGGTTGGAAAAATTATTCTTCAATATCTTACGATGATAAAGTTTTTTCTATGAATTTAGATAATGAAAAAGCATCTTATGAGGCTATAGATAATATATTTATATATGACTATGATGACTATTTATATAATTATACTTCTAATAATATTAATTTTTCTTTTACAAAAAATCATGATATTGTTAGAAAAGTACTAAAGACAGGTAAATTAAAAAAACAACCTTTAAAGTATTTTATAGAAAACAAACCTATAAAAAAACAATTTTCTTTAAAGGAAAGTTTGAATTGTTTAACGTGTAATAAGAAATTAAATAAAAAGTTATTACAAACTAATTTCTGTTCAAGAGCATGTCAGAACTCATATATGGGGTGGGAGTACTATCCTGTAGAAAAATTCGTAGTAAAAAATGTTTTTGATTGGGATAAGAACCCCTTGCCACTCAATTTTATTATTGAAGATACTGATTCTCCAAATGCAAGAAAATTTAATTTAAATATTAATGATTGGCTTAGATTTTTAGGTTGGTTTGTTTCAGAAGGGCATGTTTCCACAGTAAATGTAAAAGGAAGAGGTTACCCCACTTTCTATACTTCAATAACTCAAACTAAAAGCGAAGAGTATAGAGACGAGATACAAAAAACTATAGCTGAAATGGGATTTAAAGTAAAATTCGGGAAAGAGAAAATTACTATAGGGAGTAGGGCAATAACTAAGTACTTAATGGATAACTGTTACAATGGCGATTTTGTAAAGATAAAAACCGTTTATAACTCCCACAATAAAGTAGTTCCTTCTTTTATAAAGTCTTGTTCTAAAGAACAAATATTAATATTTTTAAATGCTTTTTTTAAAGGTGATGGTAACGGTTGTATTTTTAAGAACGCTGGGAATAGCAGGATATGTTGGACTTGCTCTAAAAAGTTAGCAGATGACCTACAAGAATTATGTTTAAAAGCAGGATTCTATTGTAAGGTCTCTAAGAGAAGAGATAAAAATATTTACCGTATAACTATAAATAATAGTTATGAAAATGCTTACGTGCGTATTAAAAATATAGAAAAAGTTCCTTATAAAGGAAAAGTTTGGTGTGTTGAGACTAATCCTTATAATACTATTTTTGTTAGAAGAAATGGTACTTGTCATTGGACTGGTAACTCAATCGGGTACAGAATTTTTGTTAAAGGAGAAGTAGTTGAAGAAGGAGTTTCTGTTTTTGATATGGAAAGAATAAGACCTAATTATTTAGAGGGCAAAAAACTTAAAACATTTGAAGTTACTAAAAAAACATTTGGTAGATTTACTGATATTTTATTGGTTGAACCTCCAAGCAATGCATCACAAATGTTTTTATGTGCTGATATAGGAGAGGCAGCTCCAACTGAAATGGTAGTTCTTGCTAAGATAAATGAAAAATATAGATTGATTTACAATATAACTTTATATGGACTAACAGATAAAGAACAGTTTAAAGTTTTTAAACATTTAATTGATATATTAAAAATAAATTTTACTGGTATTGATACTACTGATGGAACGGGCAGAGCAATATTTCGTTCTCTTGAAGAAATAATACCAAGAGATAATTTAGTTTGGGTTGCTTTCAATGAAAAAATTTCAGTAGATTTTGATAGAAATGAAAAGGGAATAGTTGTTTTTAAAGATGGTAAACCTGCTTATAAAGAAGAATATGTTTCTGAATGGTCAGTAAGGAATTTGAAAACAATTCTTTATGATAATAAAATAGAAATACCAGAAGATTCTTATAAATTTGATACTCAATTAAACTCTGTGATATCTATGCAGTCTGGAAATAGAACAGTATATGAATGTGTAGCTGATGAGGACCACTTGTTTCAGGCGTTTCAGGTATTTAGTATTGCTCAGTGGATGAATGAATTCAATTTAATAAAACCAGCTAATATAAAAAAATTCTGTAAATTTGGAGCGAATTAATGGCGAATATAAATAACAAAAGTACTATCAATGATAGGATGAGAATGAACCCTCTTTTATCTTGGCTATCAGATATGATATCCATAATGAAAAGAGATGAAATAACAATACCTACCGAATATAGAGAAAGGGTATTGGAAGTTAAACAAATGTTAAATAGCGATGTATCTGGTATAGTGAATAGTGTATTGGACTTCGCTATTGATAGTGCATTAGTTGATTATACTGTTGAAACAACAAATAAAAATTTAACTAATAAATTAAATGATTGGTTAGTTAATATAAATGATAGTTTAAGAGGTCATATACCAATTGGAATAAAGGCTTTAGCTAAAGAATATTTTAGAGAACGCTGGAAAGGTTCTTCTTATTTATTGTTGAGGACATTTTGGGAAACAAAAGACGGTTTTTCATTACCAACAACTATGTATTTTATAGATGGTGAAGATATAATTGAAGAATCAAAAAATAATTCTATCAATTTACAGGGCAAAAATTATTATTTAAGAATAGATAAAGATGATAGAAAACAGCTTGGTACTTCTAAAAATGAAAAGCTGTTCATACAAAAACCTTTTACTTCTTGGGGTCAACCTGGAGCTGTTCCATTTCTATTACAAAGAGGAGTTTATAAAAATCTTAAATTTCTTGAATTAGTAGAACAAAGAGGAGAATCTATGGTGGCCAAAGCTCTTGAATATATTGCTATGTTAAAAAAGGGAACAGAAACATTAGCAATGACTGGAGACCCAAATTTTGTATATAGTGATGAAGATTTAAAAGAAGTTAAAACAGATTTTGATAATTTTTTAGCAAAACGAAAAACTACTTCTGGTACTTCTATGTACGCTACTAATTTTGATACTTCTTTAGAACACATAATACCAGAATATCATAAAGTATTAGCACAAGAATTATATTCTCCAATAGAACGAAGAATATTGGCAGGACTTGGTATGATAGATGTAGTTCAAGGATTATCTTCTACTAGACGAGAATCTACATTAAATCCAAAACCTCTATTTTCTGAAGTAAAACAGGGGATAGAAGATTTTAAAGCGTTATTGCTTGATATAATGAATACAGTAGCTGATGAAAATGGGCAATCACATAGAAAATATTTTAGACAAAATATACAACTTAGAAGTTCAATAGTTAGAGAAGAATTAACAGATAAAGATATTACTCAAATTAGAAGTGGTTATGATAGAGGAATAGTTTCTAAACAAACTTATTCTGAAATTCTAGGCTTCAATTTTAATATTGAAATTGAAAGAAGGAAGGATGAGGAAAAAGAAGAAAAAACTATGTATCCTCCTGTTATTCAAAATTTAGAGCAACATAAAGATTTTGGTCCAACTGAAGAAGTTGTACCCAATAATAAAAATACTAAAGTTATAGAGAAAATTAAAGATTTAAAAAATGAAGATATTCCTGATGATAAAAAAAGTATAGAAAAGAAAAACTACAATAAATCTGAATTGATTTATGAAGAAGCACCATTTAAAACAAATCAGGATTTACCAGAACAAGTTCAATTATTGCCAGCAGGAGCTAAGACTATATGGAGAAAAGCGTTTAACTCTACTTATGATAAAAATGGAGAAGAATCAGCTATAAAAATCGCTTGGTCTGCAGTTAAAAAAATATATAAAAAAGTTGGAGATAATTGGGTAAGAAGAACAAAGGGTGAATTAGAACAAGCTTTTGCAGATATGGAAATAGACGAATTAATTGAGTTAAAAGAACTTGAAATTTTAGGAAAAAGAAACAAACTTCTTGATAAGCTTTTAGAGGAAAAATAGTGAAAATATTTAAAGACGAAAAACTAAAAGACGAAGTAATTGGAGATATTGACTGGGATTTAGAAGCATTAGAAGCAGACGGTATGAACCCATTGAAATATGCTTATACTAAGATTAAAGAAAGTAAAATGTCAGTTTGGGAGAACGAAGAAAAAGACGGTGCAGAAGATGATTTTGTACCCGTAGAAACTAATTTTTTCGCAGATGCAGAGGATTGCTAGTATTAATAATATAAAGTAAGGGGGAAGTATGAAAAATACAATTAAAGACAGATTAGCCATCAGTTCATTATTACCAAGAGAAGGGGATATGGTTACTTTAATTTTAGCTAGAGATATTAAAAAGAAAGTTGATTTAACTCAAGAATTAATGAAAGAAGTAAATTTTAGAGCAGAAGGAAATAATTTTATATGGAATGAGGAAAAAGAACCTGCAGATATTATTTTTACTGAGGCAGAAATTAATTTATTGAAGAAAAAAATACAGGAATTGGAAAAATCAAAAAAATTACTTCTTGAAAATTTAGATTTGTATAAAAAAATAAATGAATGGAAAGAAGAACCTGTTGATAAATAATGTACAATAGAAGCTGTTATGCAACTTTAACTTATAATAATACCGTAAATGAAAAAAGAATTGGCGGTAATGTTAAAGTATTTGAAACTCAAAAAGTTTTAAAGCATAGAAAGTTTGAATATGACATAGATTTATTAGGTTCAGTTTTATGTAAGTTTTATAATAAATATGGTTTAATAGGAAATATTAGATTAAATATAGCTTCCAAAACAAATATATTTGGAAGCTCCAAGAAAAAGGTTAGTTTTAACAGTTCTTTTATTGGAAGTAAAAGTTTTATATTTTCTGAAAGTTCTTTAGTAAAAGGACTTCTAAAAAATAATATCAAAACTTTAAGTTTTTTAACTGGTAAGACAAAATCAAATGTAGCTTTTGATAATATCTTATTTGGAGATATAAGAAGTAAGTATATATATTGTAATAATATAAATGGAATAAAAAAATCTATTTACAGAGATAATAAAATAATAAAAGGAAAAAGAGATATAGTTAGTATTTTAGATGCATTAGATTGTTTATAGGAGATAATATGCAATTAGAAAAATTTTTAAAAGATTTTACATATGGTTCTAAGTACGAATTTTTAGATGAAGCAAAAAATAAAAGCGAATTAGAAACAATAGCTAATAAGAGAGGAATTAAACTACCAGCTCACGACTTAGCTTGCTTTAAATGTACTTATGCTTTTGTAGATAGAGAAAATCTAAATGGTTGTACTTTACCTAAGTCTGAAGTAGAAAAGGCATTAGATACTTTAATAGGTAAGGCTGTTGATTTTGACCATTTAAGACAAAGAGTTGTTGGTCATTGGATTGACGCAAAGCTAGAAAAAGATGAAATAGTAGCTTATGGTGTATTTTATAAAGGTAATTTTGCAGATGATTATGTAGTAATTAAAGAAATGATGGAAAAAGATGTACTTGCTATTTCTTTTGAGGCTTATGGAAATAGACAGGTTAATGCTAGTTCTGGTAAAGGGTATAATTTAACAGATATTGAATTTGCTGGTGGAGCACTATTAATAAAAACAACTCCTGCTTTTCCTGGTAGTGAAGTAATGGAATTAGCCAAAGAAAGAGTATTAGAATTTGCTAAAGTTATGACTCCTCCAGAAAAATATATGAGAACTAATGATGGAAAGCTATACTTAGATAATATGTCAACTATATATGATTTAATGTACACAGTAGAATGCCCTACTTGTAAAGAAAAATCATTAGGAAATATTAAATCTATTGATTTAGAAGGTCAAAATATGAAAGTTGAATGTTATTCTTGCGGGGCAATAGTCAATATAGATTTTAATCCTGCAGCAAAATTGATTAAAAAAGGTAAAAAGCCAACGAATGTAGATATTATGGCGAGTCTAGAACAGGAAGGTGAAATAGATATGGAAAAAAGTAAATCTTTGAATGAAAAGATAAAAAAACCGTTCACTATTAAATGCGATAGTTGCGGATACACCGAAGAATCTGATGTTAGGGGGGAATCTGCTATATGTACAAAATGTGGCGGAACTACTACTACTCAAGGACTAGATAAAACTGGTGTAATAAAAAGCACAGATATGGGAGAAGAAAAGAAAATGGATGAAAAAATTAAAGAGTTAGAGCAAGAAATTGCTAAGTTGAAAGAAGATATTGCTAGTAAAGATGAAAGTTTAGAAAAAGCTACTGCTACTATTGAAGAACTTAAAAAAGAATCAGAAGAAGCGAAGGTTAAGATTGAACAAATAGAAACAGCTAAAGCTAAAGAAATTGAACAAGCTAAAGTTGATGCTATTAAAGTTACTGAAAGAAAATCAGAACTTGGTGAAGAATTTAGTAAAGATATTGATTTGTTAGATGATACTTCATATGAGTTAGCTAAATCTAAAAAAATGTTAGCTGAAAAAGATGCAGAAATAGCTGCATTAAAAGAATCTACTAAAGTTGAAAAACCTGACCTTGATAAAGGCAGTAAAGATAAAACAAAAAAAGAAGAATCTAAAGCAGAGAGAGTACAACGCTTTGCTTGGAATAAAGAATAGATAGGGAGGATTATATATAAAAATGGAAAAATATAATCAATTAGAAATGGCTAAGATTTTTGGGGAACCAATTGACCCTAGAAAGCCTTATCCTGATATTGTTACTGAATGTTGTGAGACTGACGTAGCAGAGGCAGACGAGTATCATTATTATTTTGATACTTTGCTTGAATCTGATACTATTCACACAATAACTAATACTGGTGCTGTTACTCAAGTTAATGTATTACCTGATACACCTGCTGCACTTACTTTTGTAGATGCTGCATCTCCTGAGTATTATGTAAAACTTACAGATTTAGCTAGTGCTAAAGAGAGAACTTTAGCTAGAAAATTAAAAACAATAGATAGAGCTTTAAATGCTTACGAGACTTTTCAAGTTATTGAATGTATGGAAGCTGCTTGTACTTCAAGTGGTAACTACATAGATAGAAGTGCTTCTTCTGGAGCTACAACTTTTAATTATGCTCATTTAATTACTATGATAGATGGAGTTATTGATTACGGTTCAAACTACAGTCTTGTAGCTGGTACTTTGATTGATAAAGATATTAAGCTTTGGGATTGGAATGATAACAAATATACTTCTTTGGCTGCAGCTTTGCAAGCATTAGGTATTAATATAATTAGGTCTAACGCCCTAGTTACTATTGATGCTTCTGCTACAAGAGCACTTGAAGGAGCAAAAGCTTATTTGGTTGCTAAAGATAGTGAAGTAGGTAAGCCTAATTTATTTGTTAGAAAGAAAATTAATGATATTGATTTACTGGGTGGAGCAATTAAACAATCTGGGGATAAACCTCAACGTATTGTTTTCGTTTCTCCCAATCCTATTACCGTTACAAGTTCTGCTAGATATTTAGCGGTTGGTATCACTGGTTTTGAAGAAATTGTTGTTGCTAACACTAACCCTCATGCTTGTTTCCGTTTTGAGAGAATTAACTAAACATATTGATGTATATAGGGGGGAGCTAGTCTCCCCTCTCCAAACAGTATTAATTGTTAAAGACTGGAGTAAAATTGATTTATCAAGCAAAAAACAAACTTAGCGATTATTTAAATATTTGGGATTTTATTAAGAGAAATGTACACCCAGATTTTTATTTGACTTCTGATAATAAAAGAGTTTTTATTACTGAAGGAAGTACATTTAAACAGTTAATGAAAGAATCTAACTGTATATTTTACAGTAAGGAAAAGTCAGATATTGATGGAGTTATAATGTTATGGAGCGGAAAGGGAGATACAGTTAAGAGAAACTATATAAAAATAAACGCAAAGAATAATAATATTGCAGATAGATTACTTACTATTTTATTGTGGAATACTGGTAAAGATTTGTATGTAAAGATAAAGAAATATTCACCTCATTTACAGGTGTTTAAAGATAAGAATTTTCAATTTGTAGGTGGACGAGGCAAGGAAATGCTTTTAGTCCATAAAAAGAGAGAAAGGTATGTCAACAACTTTAAGTACACTAGAAACAAAAGTTCGTAACTTATTGGGAGATATCTCAATAACAGGAACCGATGTATTTACTTATGGTAATAGTAATGTATTTACTTTAACTGAAAGCAATGTTAACACCGTTACTAGAGTATATAGAAATAATATAGATATGGGAGATAGTGAATTTGGTTGGAATTCAGATACTAATAAGGTAACAATAACATTGGGATTAACTAGTGGAGATAATATACAAATAGAATATACATATTATCCGAATTATAGTTCTACTGAAATACAGGCGTACGCTAGGGCAGCATTAGTACATTTAAGTGCAAATAATTATTATACTTACGAAGAAGTTGACAGTACAATCTATCCAGACCCTTCTGAAAAAGATGTAAATTTAATAGCTATGGTTGCCTCTTTACTAATAGAACCAGACAATAAAACGTATAGGCTTCCAGATGTATCTGTAAATGTACCAAAAGATTTGCCTACACACGAAAAAATAAGGAGAACTATCATGATAGCCAAAAAAAGTATTAATGGCTGGATTGATATAATAGGTTAATGTCAAATTCTGGAAGTTTAAAAATAAAATTAGTTAAAATAGATAATTATGTAAATATAAAAAAATTTGTTATTTCACCCTATATTGATATTAAAATTAAATTGGAGAATTAATAATGGAACAGCCAGGAATATTAGGTACTGCTATAAAGATTACCGCAATTTTAGATATTAATACCGCTACTTCCGCAACTATTACCATTGAAGACCCTTCAAGAGTTGATAAAGTAACTTCTGCGGATATGACTAAAGAAGCAAATAAGGTTTATTCCTATGTTTACCAAAGTACTGAGGGAGACCAAGAAGGTAGATATGTAGCTACTATATATATTGTTTATGGCGGATATACCGTAATAAAAGAATCATCATTTGAAATGATAAACGCATTTGATACAACTGACTAGAAAAGGAGAATTTTATGGCTAACAGTGTAGCTACAAACGGAGTTTTTAAATGGATAGCAACTGCTCTCGTTTCAATTTTATTGACTTTTAATTCTGTTACTTTAAATAATTTAAGATTAGACCTAAAAACTATTGATGAAAAAATATTTAAACATTTAACTAATGATGAGATTCATATACCTAGAGATTACGTGGTTTCTAAGGCTGAATTTGATTTAAATAAAAAATTTAGAGATGATTTTTCAAATAGAGTTATGGAATCTATTTGTGAATTGAAAAAAGATATAAGAGAACAATTAAATTCTTTTAATAAGAAAAAGTAATGAAAAAAATAACTTATATTAGTAGACTATTAAAAAATGCTAATCTAACAACTAAAATATTAATTTATTTTAGTAGTAAGACTGCGGGAGATGATTTTGACCCGTATGAACAAAATTATACTTATACTAATTTAAATCCAATTGCGATAAAGGGGTATGTTAGTTCAATTTCTCCAGAAGCCCTAGTTTGGAAAAGCTATGGATTAAAAGAAATTGGAGCAAAAGAAATACTTTGTGATGAAAAATATGAGAAATGGTTTAGAAATGCAAATAAGGTAGAGATAGATGGAGATGTTTATGAAGTATTTAGAGAATCTACTGGTAATCGGGTTATTATACAAAAGAGACCTCATAAGTTAATACGAGTAGTATTGGCTAAGAAGGAGTAATAAATGTCTGGACAATATTTTTCAGAAAGCAGAAATGTAGAATTGAGTACAATTCAATATTTAGAAACTCAAATTGATGCTAATTGGACTGGAGTTAATGTAGTTAAATCTTTTCTTTCTGCTTATGCAAAGGATATTCAACCTCCTATAGTCGCAATAAGATTGCTTGACCAAACAACAAATAGATTGGAAGTTGGAGCAACAACTCTAGAAAACAGATATACTATTGCTATAGATATATTTGCTAGGAGTGCGGGTCAAAGATTAGATTTAGCCGATTTTATATTGAATCAAGTAAAAGATTCTTGGACTTATAATACTTATGCCCACGCTACTGGAGATAAATCTTCTATTGTAGCTACAGCTACTGGTAAAATAATAGTTACAAATTTTGTAGAGAACGGAATGGTTGATATTGGAGAAACTGAAGAAGCTAGAGATAGATTTAGACATTCTTTAATTTTTACAGTAAGGAAAAATATATAATGCCATTATTGTCTGGAGATAAAGTAATAAGTTTAAAAATAAATAGACGGGGCGTTCATACTGATAGAATAAAAAAATTTACTAGAAAATATTCCGATATAGTAGAAAATGAATTATATAAAATAGCTAAAAAAATAGGTGCTCATTTTTCAATGGTTATAAATAGAGATAGGAAACGAAAAACTACTCACCAAAAGGGCGGATTAGCAAGTGCTTTTACTCAAGATAATATGATAAATATTTCTCGTAGAGGGCAAAATGTTTCAGTTAGAATAGGAGATAAAAATTATTTGAATGATAAATACCCTTATTGGAGAGTTATAAATAATGGTGGATATATTCCGCAAGCTAATTTGGGTTTTTTTGGTCATTTTAAAAGACCAGATAAGAATTTCGCAGGAACTGGAGTTGGAACTGAAGTTTGGCACGGATTAACCGATACTCAATATACTTGGGATAGAGCTTATTTTATTCAACCAAAGAATCCAGTACCAGCAATGAACTATATAGGTAAAACTAAAGTATTTGTAAATACTAATTGGAATAGTAAATGGAAAATAGACCTTTACAACAAATTAAAAAAGAAAGATAACCTATAGGAGAGGAAATAGCCACAGGAGGGCAAATAAATGATTCATAGTACAGATTATAAACCTAGAGTATATCCTTATTTAAATACTAATGCTGACCATCAAATTGATAGGTTACAGGATATGACTGCTAGCGTTACATTAAACAGAACAAAAATTGAGGAAATAGGTAGAGATGGTTTAGTAGATTGGAAGGTTGGGAATCCTTCAGTTACTTTAACTCTTAGACAGTTAGAGTATGGTTCTATGCAGTTTTTTCAAGATTTAAGAAATTCAGGTTCAACAGATACAAAAATAGAATTTAATGAATATGATACACCAAAAGTAGATATTGCAGGATATGCTACAGATGAAAATGGGACTTTTAAAAGTACTGTTTGGTACCCAGGATTTAGATTATCTGGATTCAGTATAAATATAGGAGACCCAGACGCTATAGTTGAAAGAAGCTTTAATCTAATTGGTGAAGATGAAATAACACTACAAGGAGCAAACAAATATTTAATAGTTTACGATTCAGGTGCTGCAAGCGGAGGAACTGCTGAATCTTTTGCTTTAAGTTCTCCTAGCCCAGTAGCCGACCCAGATAATTCTGGACAATATTTATTTAAAGTTACTAGATATAATATTTCTGACGGAACTACTGATACTTTAAAGTATGAAGCTGGTTCTGGAGACCCAGCTCTTGGTACAGATTATTATACTTATGCTTCAGGTACGTTAAAAGTACATACAGCTGCGGGAGATGTAGTTAGAGCTTATTATTCTGCCGCTACTTATGTTAGCGGAGATTCAACTTTTACTAATAATGATACTGACGCTGCTGCATTAGAAGCTAAATTTTGTAGCGTTTATCTAGAAACTTCTAATTATTTATATAGACTTCAATCTGTAGCAATAGATGTTACTTTTAATAGATTTGATGTTAAAGAAATTGGAAGCAAAGACGTTGTTCAAACTGGTATAAGAGATGTAACTACAAGAGCTACTCTTGGTAGAATTTTAGACCAATGGACAGTTGAAGAAGTATTAAGAGGAGAAGTTGCTGATTACGGTAAACTTGATATTAGAAAGTTTGGAGACAATAAAAATTTAATTGTAAAAATCTATTCTGATGATGGGAAAGGTACTTTTAGGATGGGATATAAACTTACAGACTTAGCTCCAATTGGAGTTGACGATGGTACTCCTTTAAATGATTATGTTACAAGAGGGGTTACGTTAGAAGGAGAAAGTGGATTTGTTTCTACTAATATTAATGAATTTTAATGATAGAAAATATAGATAGAAGAAGTTATAAAGGTAAAAATAATCCTAACTGGAAAGGTGGATTAATATCAGTATTTTGTGATAATTGTGGAAAAATTAAAAAGATTAAAAGAAAAGAGTTAAAGTTAAAACATCATTTTTGTAATAGAAAATGTTATAGTTTATGGTTGAAAGAAAATATGAAAGGCTCTAAAAATCCTATGTATGGAGTTAGATTGAGAGGTAAAAAATCTGGTGGATATAGCAATGGTAGCAGTACGTTAAAAGGATTAATTAGAGAATTAATTGAAGCTAAACAGTTTAAAAAAGAAGTATTTGAACGTGATAATTATACTTGTCAAGATTGCGGTAAAAGAGGAGGATATTTAGAGATTCATCATATTAAAGAGTTTAATAATATACTTAAAGAATTTTTAGCCTATTATTCTCAATTTTCACCAATTGAAGATAAAGAAACTTTAGTTAGATTAGCTATTACTTGGAAAGATTTTTGGGATGTGAATAACGGAATTGTTTTATGTAGAAACTGTCACGAGAAAACTTTTGTTGGAAGGGCTAAAAATTTAGTTACAACTAATATAAACGAGCTATAAAGCTTTAAAATAAACTTTGGGGAGAATTATTTCTCCCCTTAGTTAACAAGGAAGGTAGGGTATGGACTTAAAAATTAGGCACGAGTATTTATTGGAAGTACTAGATAGAGAAAGTAAGAATCTAGTAGGTAAAATAATGAAACGTCATGAAATCATAGAGAATAAAGATATTTTAAAGGCTGAAGTTAAAGAACTTATCTATGAAGAAATGCGTCACATTAGAGACCTTCTATTGGCTGGTGGGAGAGGATTAGAACAAAAAGTATTTGAATTTAAACAATAGGGAGACTCTATGGGTCTCTCTTTTTTTTATTTTAAAGGAGAAGTATGGAAGATATCAAAAAAGAAAATTTAGAACCTGTTAATGTTATTAGTGAAGAATTAAAGAAAGAAAAGGTTAATGAAATTAAAGATAAGATGAAAGAAGCTATGAGTGAAAATATGGTTGAAAGCCTACTTCCAAATTCAGAAGTAGAATTTGAATATGAAGGAAAAGAATATAGGGTTCGTAAAGTATTGTATAAAGAAAGACAAGAACTCTACCAAAAAAGAGCAGAAAAACATTTAGAGCTTTTAACTAATAGTTCTTTTATGCCAGAAGAAAATATAATTAAAGAATATAAAAAGAAAGATATTGATATTAATGAATTGGACAAAACAATAAGAGTATTGCAACATAAGAAAGAAGCTCTTGAATTAAAACTTGGAAAGGCTATAAAAGATAAAGCTCCATTAACTGAGTTAAAGCCCTTTAGAGATGAGATAGAAAATTTAAAGTCTATGCAACAAGATGCTTCAATTAAAAAAACTAATTATCTTTCTTATAGTTTAGAAGCTCAAGTAAATACTTTTGCTTATTCTTATTTAGTATATTTATCTGCTGAAGTACTAAAGAAAGAAGAAGGTGAAGAAGCTAAGTGGGTTAGAGTTTGGAGTAATTATGATGATTTTTTAAATAGTGAAGAAGATTTAATAAACATATTGGCGTTTAGGGTTACACTTTTAAACAATCCAAGTATGTATCAAATCTAATGTTAGGCTACGATAAAGTATATAATATATTAAGAAAACTTGCTAATACTCAGTATTATCAGGCTTTATATACTAGAGAAGATTTAAGAATATTTAATAATAATGGCAATTTAAGTGACATTCAGTTAACATTCTTAAACCTACTTGGATTTTATAATGCTTTAAATATGGATGTTAGTATGGGGGAAGCAGACCAAGTTGTTTTTGATGATTTTATTTATGAAGATGCTTATATGTATTATAAATCTCATAAAAATGATAATAAAGAAAAAAAGATACCTGAGACGAATGGAATAAAAAGAAAAAACATTAGACCAATAGAAAAGTTGAGTAATCAGATAACTCAACAAAAAAGTCAATGGATTTTTAAATAAAGAGGCAATATAAATGGCTGGAGAAATAAGCGGAGCATTGGGTGATAATTACATTATAAATTTCCTTGCTAATGTAGAAGGAATAAAGAATGCAGATTATCATTTAAAACAAATGCAACATTCTCTAAGGAATTTAGAGGCATTTGGAAAAGATATAAGAATTACTGGACTAAGTAGAGTGGCTCAAGACGCAAATGGAGCTGTTAGTGCGGTGGTAAGGTTGGAAAATGCTTTAACTAGAGTAAAAGCTACAGCTACAATCACAACTACTCCTCAGGGTGCTATGATGGGGATACAGGGAATGCATTATAGCGAAAAGGCTGGACAATGGTATAAGCAAGGACAAAGAGGTGCTGTTAGTGTTCCACAAGAATTTAGAGGTGGACCAATTAAGTTAGATGAATCTTCAAACATATCAAAAGTTTCTATAGCTCATGATAAAGCAGCTGAAGCTGTAGAAAAACATAAAAACGCTTTAATGAAACTTACGGGTAGAGCAATATTAACTATACCTATCTGGATGGCATTAAGGGGAGCTTTTCAAACAGGAATGGCTGCTATATCTGATACTGTAAAAACCTATTTTGATTTAGAATCTGAAATGGGAAGGGTAGCTACAGTAACAAGAGGAAGTAAGGAAGATATTGAAGATTTAAAAGATGAAGTAATATCTTATAGTATGACTGCTTCTAGAGGATTTAAAGAAGCTGCTTCAGCAATATATGCCTTAGGTAGTGCAGGGTTAGATGTAAAAGAGCAACTTGCTGGTATGAATCATATTATGGATTTATCTATTGGTACGTTCGGAAATACTGAACAAATAGCTAAATTAGTAGCTGGTGCTTATAACGTATTTGGTGATTCAATAGAGGGTGCTACAACTTCTTCAGAGAAATTTAAACATATATCTGATATATTAGCATATACATATTCCACACAACAGGCTGAACTTAGTGAAATAGCTAATGCCATGACTTATGTAGCTTCAGTAGCTAATTTAGTTAATATAAGTTTTGATGATTTAGTTACTACTATAGGTGTATTGAATACAGGAATGTTAAAGGGATGTGTTGATACTAAAACTGAAATATTGACAGATAAGGGTTGGAAATATTTTAAAGATTTAGATAAAACTGAAAAGGTTGCAACTTTAAATATAAATACAAAAGAATTGGAATATCAATTTCCAACAAGATATATAGATTATAAATATAGTGGTAAAATGTTACATCAAAAAAATAAGAGAATGGATTTTTTATTTACTCCAAATCATAGAATTTTATCAAAACCTGGAGGAAAAGATTCAAATTTAGAATATAGATTTACTCTAGCAAAAGATATTTATAATACTAAAAATACTTATATTCGTGGAGCTAAATGGAAAGGAAAAAGTAAAAAAACCTTTACTTTAGAATCAGTTGATTTATATTACGGAGGATACAGTACTCCTTCTGGAAATTTGAAAATTAATATGGATGATTGGTTAGAGTTTTTAGGATGGTATTTAAGTGAAGGTTGTTGTACAAAGGATGGGCACAATAAAAAAAATAAAACATCTTATAGAACTATTATTTATCAAGAAGATGAAAAATATAGAGAAGAAATAAAATCGTTACTTAAAAGATTAAATTTTAAATTTTGGGAAAACAATAAAAAAACATTGTTTAGAATTAAGTGTGGAAAGAGATTAGCTGAATATCTAAAACAGTTTGGCTTATCTCATGAAAAGTTTGTGCCTGATTTTATAAAGCAGTTATCTCCTAGACAAATTAAAATTTTTATTTCTGCGTACAATAAGGGAGATTGCAGAAAAGAAAAAAGAAATACTTATGAGATAACAACTAACTCTATTAGAATCAGAGATGATTTAATGGAATTGGCTCTAAAGGCAGGATATTCATCTACTTATTCTAAATATACTGGAAAAGGTTCTTTTAAACAAAATCATGATATTTGGAAAATATATATAGGTAAAAACATAGAAACTTGTTTTGACCAAATTTCAAATATAAAAGGTGAAAAATATACAAATAAAAAAACTTCAACAATTGAAGAATGGGTTGATTATAATGACCAAGTTTATTGTGTAGAAGTTCCTAATTCTATTATTTTTATTCGTAGAAATGGAAAGACAATTTGGACTGGTAACAGCAAATCAGGTACGGCTCTTATGAATTCATTTGTGCAATTGGCGTCTAAGGGAGATAAACTTTCAGATTTGGGAATAGGTTTTGACCCAAGTAAACCATTGGATTTTATGAATATAATGGAACAGCTTCATACTAAATATGGAGACCAAGCTCTTTCATTAAATAATTTAAGAGAAATAATGGATACATTTGGAAGAAGGGGAGGTAGAGCTGCAGCTCAGTTAATTACTGATTTTAGTAGATGGCAAGAATCAATAGGAGATGCAAAGGCTAAATTTAAAGATTTTGCTGAATATATGAAAACTCAGGCGGGAGATACTTTACCGAAGGCTTGGGCTAAATATTGGAATAGTGTTAAAGCTGGATTTGTAGAGTCTATTGGAGGACAAGAATGGTTAGTTAAAACTTTAAATGACAATGTTACTACAAATACCGCTAGGAGATATTTAAAGAAATATGATGAAATTATACCTCAAAATTTAACTAATGCTACATCTACAAAAGATTATCTAAATCAAAACGAAAATTTAGTTAATATAATAGAAAAAAATAAAGAAGTTTATGATTTAATATTAAAAACTAAAAACGCTACTGAAGGACAAAATAAAAATTTAGATTATACTAGAAGCGTTAGTGAGTTAATATCTTCTATTGCTAAGGATATTAGTGAGAAGGGAGAAGAAAATGTAGATGTAATTAAAAGAATAAATGCAGTAATAAAATCTGATGAAATATTATCTCAAACTATTGGAGAGAATAGAATAAATGTTTATAGAGCATTATTAAAGCTTTTAAAAGATGAAGGAAAAATTCAAAAAGAAAATAAAAAAATAGCCGATGAAATATCCCAAGCTACTCTTGATGATTTTGAAACTTTAAAGAAAAAAGAAAGAATTAAATTAATTGAAGCTTCTGGAATGAAGGAAGAAATTGTAATATTAGAAAAACAAAAAATATTAGTTGCAGAAATAAATAAATTTATAGAACAAAGAAATCTCAGTCAAGAAGATAAAGTTAGAAGTTTAGATATTTCTGAAATAGCAAATTCTGAAAGATATTTAGAACTAGTTGAAAAGGTTAATGGAGCTAAAGATAAACTTAATGAATTAAGAGAATTGTCTTTGGATTTATCTTCTCAAGAATTACAATCAGCAAAAGAATATTCTGATATTATGAAAGATTCTTTTTCGGAAGGTCTTTCTGGTTATATTATGGGTGAAAATAGTTTTGGTGATATATTTAAAAATATGGGTACTGCTATGAAACAAGGACTTAGTGATACTTTATCTGAAGGAATTGGAGATATATTATTTGATTCTTTAGGAGCAGGAGGAGCGTTTTCTGGATTGGCAACTACCCTAAAAGATGCATTAGGTGGAAAGGGAATGAAAGGACTATTTAATTTTCATATAACTGGAATGAGAGAGGTTCTTACTTCTCATTTAAATGGATTAAGCGGAGTTAGTTCTGGAACTGAAGTTGGAGGTTTATGGGGAAGTGGAGCTGGACAATTAGCAAGTAGTTTTTTAAATGCTCCGTTATTTGGAACTGGAACTGGCGAAATAACTACTGGAGGAATGGGAAGATTTAATGCTCAAGCTCAATCAAGAGGACTTTCTGGAGCCAAAAAAACTGGAGGAGTTACTGGTGGAGGTATTCTTTCTAGTGCTATGTTGGGATATGGGCTGGCTCAATCAAGCGGTGGAGATGCTCTTGGTACAATAGGAGGTTCAATGGCTGGTATTGGAGCTTTGGGTGTTATGTCTGGGATTGGAATGGCGGGAGTTGGAGCTGCATATTCTGGAGCAATAGCTGGTGGTTCAAGTATGATGGGAGGTATTTCAGCGGGTCTTGCTGCTATTGGTCCACTTGGATGGATAGCTATAGGCTTATTAGCTATAGGTAGTGCGATAGCTATGTCTAGCAGCGGTTCTACTACAACTCAAACAGAAACTAAAGAAGAAATAAAAAATATATCAAGCAGAATAGATATAAGTAATAATCACTTAGAATGGGTAAATAGAAATTTAGTGGCTTTAAGACAAGAATTAACATATATTTTACCTCAAAGTGCTTATTTTAGTGAAAATATTGAAGATGCTTTTGCTCTTTCAGCAACAAGAGGTGACCAATAATGAGTAGAAGTACGTGGAACATTTATACAAAAGTAGCAGGTAGTTGGGTTAGTGACGGTACAATATATAGACCTAACGAATCTTTAAATTTCGCTATAATTTCAACTCAAAGTAAAACTATGTTAGCGGATGGTAGTAGTGCGTATTTTACACCCTCTATTAAATATAATTCTGATACAATATCATTTATTTGGATATTTGATGACGGAACTATGAAAACGAAAGTTGAAGGATATATGAATGCGGGTACGGATATAAAAATAATAGACCATAATTCAACTGAGTATATTGGAAGATTTATATCAATAGATTCTACTTGGCAAGTTGGTCTATCTAGTGATAGATATGATATAAAGTCAATTTTTCAATTAATACCTAGTATTGCGTAGGAGTAAATAATGGCAAGACAATTAAGTAGCATGATAACTAACCAAATAACTTCTCAAGACATAAAGGGGTCTTTTTTATTTTATGTCGGAGGGAATCATTATAACAGTTATTTATTAAATTGGGAAATTTCTTATGATACAAGTTTTGGTGCAGCACAAGCTACGTTTACTCTTAATAATAATGATGGAGAATTTGGAGAGGGTAAAAGTAGAACTATTAATATTGGTGACGTTGTTGAATTTATAGAACTTTATCAGGGAGATTCTACTCAATTTAAAAAATTTTATGGTATTGTTGAACAAAGAGCTATTTCTAAACAGTCTGGACAAAGAACTATTTCTTTGAGTTGTTTAGACTATATAGGAGTTTTAAGTAAATGGGATATAGATATGGTAATAGAAGGAACTAGAGTAGAGGTTGTTGAAGAAAAACTTGAACCCGTTTATTTAGATGCTCCAAATGATGGTATGGCTCAATTATTTAATTTTGCTAATAACGGGATAGCTACAAAACCATTACCTCTTATTAAAGTAAGAGATATTAATCATACTGATAACGTTGAAGCTCAGTATGACGGGTTTGAAATTTACTATGAAGTTGGGCAGTTAAAAATGGGAACCTCTTTAAATGTAAGAGATAATTATGACGTTCTTGCGACTTATAGTTATTACGTAAAGGGGAAATATGTAGAAGATGCCATAGAGGAAATTTTAACTCAGCCAAACGGATACGGAGGGTATTTATTTGGTCAACCATCAGCTCAACACGTAATAGATTTAAACCTAACTACTAATTATTATAATGAAGAAGGAACTCTTACTGATACGTTAACTCCAAACATTAGTTCAAAAACAATAACCATAGATACAACTCTTACTCAAGATTACGGTTCTGGAGCCGATGAATTATATTTATCAGATACTACTGGTTTTCCTTCAAATGGAGCTGGGTCTGGAACAATATCTGTAAACGGGGATATTTTTACTTATACTGGTAAAACAGCTAATTCTTTAACTGGTATTTCTGGATTAGGGAATCATAGTTCTGGCGATTATTGCGAATTTGAAAATACTTATAGTCCTGGACAAATTTGGGAATTATCCTATAATAACGTACAAACAGATTTAACTTCTGGAGATTTTACGCTTCCATCCGCCTGTACTTTTAGATATTTTGATAAAAGATATGGTAGAATAATACTTGATAGTGGAATAAGTATAGGAGAAGTTTTAACTTGTGATGTAGATTATGTTTTTAAAACAATACAAGCTACTGGAATAGAAATAAATAGGATAGCTTTTAGAAAAAGAGAAACTGAAAGTAGATTCAGTGCTATAAAAGAATTAAGAGAATATCTTGCTCCTAATTATATAATAAGAACTCAGGGAGATAATAAAATATGGGCTTCATATTTACAACAAAAAACTTCTGAGGATTATTCTTTAAGTTTAGCTAAAGGATTTAATTATATGGAAGATACTGACCTTTATACTAGAGTTACTATGTGGGCTAAAAATGAAAATCCAACCAATATAATGTTTGGAGATGATATTGATTATTCTAGTGAGTCAGAAGACAGTTATACTGGTATTGCAACTAATGATTTATTATCTTATTTTGGAGAAGAAAAATCTGGTATTTTATCGGAAGAAGCAGAAGGACTTTTATCAGAAGCAGAACTATTGAATAATTCTGAGATTCAAAATTTAATTAATTATGTTAATACAGAATATATAGCTACAGATTATGCTTCTCAAGATTCTACTGGATATTATGTATATGGTACTCAAATAAGTAGCGTTGGTAAAGTAATATTAGGAAATATTACTCCAGTAGTATTTGTTAATGGAGTTCCAATAGATAACAAAATTCATACTATGACTGGAGTTCCAATTAAAATAAAACAAACTACAGAGACAACTACTACTTCTGGAGGTAAAAGTAAATCAGTTAGCACTACAGCTTTATATTATTATGAAATTATTTTTCCTCATACTTCAATAGTTCCAGAAGAGCCGATATATTTATATGATTCTCAGGGAATACTTCAATATACTTTATATGGAAATGACCCAAATATGGATTATGGAACTGGTATCTGGACAATTCCTGGAGTTGAAAGAAATGATGTGGCAGAAGTATTATCTACCGCTACTTATAAAGTATTGTATTCTTCAGATAGTTTAAAGATAGAATATGGAGACGCAGTATTTAAGATACACAAATCCATACTTCCAGAACCAGATAACGTAAACGTGAGAGCAACTTATGAATATTGGGCTATAGCTATTGTATCTAGAAATATAAATCACGTAGTTGATGGTAGGAGAGATACTCAACTACAATTAGAATTTTTTGGAGAACCTCCAGATGGATTTCATTTAGCAACTATTGATTTAGGAGCTTCTTATAATATACAAGCTATTGATTTAGTTGGTGGATTTTATAAGCCAGACGCAAATAGAAAATTTGATATGGGATTTGCTATGAGTTTAAAATACTCTACTGACGGAACTAATTTTTATGCTATTAGTGATAAAACCGAAATATTTGATGTTCAGGCGGGAGAAGCAATAACGTTTGAAGAAGAAGATTTGGGAGAAGATTTTGAAGCTAGATATTTAAAATTTACCTTAGAAAGTGCTGAAAGAATAGAATATGGAAAGGGTAGATACGTAGTTGCGATTACTGAAGTTTCAGTATATTCAGATATTGTTTTAAAATCAGAATCAAAATTAATAGCTACTACAACGTTAACTGAAAGCGTTATTGCGTCAGATACTGAAATAAATGTAAATAGTACCTCTGGGTTTACTGAACCAGAATCTGGAGAAACTGCTACTGCGTATATTGATAAGGATTCAAGTAAGTCTTTTACCTATACTGGTATTACTGAAACTTCTTTTATTGGTTGTTCAATAGAAAGCGGAGTTAGTGGGTATATTGGGGAATACGTTACTCAAACGATAACTGGAGACAATACTATATATGATAATGACAATTTACTTCCAAAATTAGGAGATAGAGTATATAGAAAGAGTCTTATAAGCGATAGAAACCTATATAGCCAAAGTGAATTAGATAATGTATCTAAATCTTTTTTAAGAGAATTTTATAAAAATCATAGTAAAATAAACGTAGAAATAATGTACTCTCCTTTTTTAAAGGTAGGTCAAACTATAAGCGTTACTGACACTTATAATAATATAGACGGAGTTCGTTATTTTATAGAGAATATAAAGGATAGCAAAGGAAACTATTCGTTGACTTTAGCAAGATATCCTTAAAATTGGAGAAATGTATGAAAAATAATGGAACTGTAAATTTAGTTAATAATGATTTTTTTGTATCTGGTGGAACTGGAGAACCTAAACTTGGAGGCTATACTATTGATAACGGTTATATGTGGCATGATAATATGTATCATTACTATTATCCTATTTATGATACTGTTAGATTTGAAAAAAGTAAAGTAGATATTGCATTTAAAATATTGAAATCTTTATTTGAAAATAAGCTATTAGAGGAAGTATCAGTTGAAAAATTTGTAAAACTTGTAAGTGAAATAGCGGATAATTTATGAAACCAATTACCAATGAAATAAAAGAGAAAATAAAGTTATATAGAAAAAATAATATGGATATTTCTGAACTTATTAAAGACATAGATATTAAAGGTCAGAATCTATCTTATTGTTTAATTAAAGATTTAAATAGAACTAAAGAGAATATGTCTGGAACTATATTTGATTTTGCTACTATTGGCGAAGATGGGAAAGTAACTAATTTATCTAATAATAACTTTAGCGGAGCAAGTTTTTGTGGAACTAAATTTTTAGGTAAAATATATTTAAGAAGATGTAATTGTCAAAATTCTAATTTTAATGGTTCTTGGATGTTTAACGTTGAATATCAATATACAGATTTTAGATATGCTACTTTTTGCGAATCAATAATTAGAATGGGTAGTGATTTTGGAAGAGGGGCTAAAATGGACAGTAATTTTTTTAAAGAGTTAGCTTCTGATTGGAATTTAGAAATAAGGGTAAAAGATGAATGAACAAGGTCAGCACTTACAAGAAGTAACTGTTAGTTTTTTATTAGATGAAAAAATAAATAAAAGAAAAGCTAAAATATTTCTTATTGATTTAATAAATAAAATAGGATTGGTTATAGTTAGATTTAGCTATAATGAATTATTTCCTGGATTTGATTTAGCTTGTACGTTAAAAGAATCTATAGTTTATTTTGGATATTGGGGGGAATATGGTTACGTTAGAATGTATATTTGTTCTTGTAAAAAATATAATTCTGAAATTATATCTAATATAATCAAAGAAAATTTTAAGATTAAAGACAATATTTGTATTGATATTATAAAAAATATTACTGTAAGGGAAGAAATGGAGAATCTATGTCAACGCTAAGAAATCTAAAATTATTATTAGAAAAGAAAACTAATTTCCAAACTATTAGATTATACGAAACTGAAGAGGGTAAGGTTATGTTAACTCTTGATACTTTTGTTCAATTTTTAGAAGGAGAACAAGAAAAAAAATATCATAAAATGTTAACTCAACCAGCAATAGATTTACACAATAATCCAGAACACTTTCTAATATTAGGAGGAGGAGATGGGTTGGCAGCAAGGAATATATTTAATAATTGTAAAAAAGCTAAGATAACCATGGTAGAGCTGGACAAAGAAGTTGTTGATTTATGTAATACAAATGAAAAGTTAAAAGAAATGAACGAAAATAGTTTGCCTCTTTGTAATATACATTATGAAGACGCTTTAAAATGGGTTCCAGAATGTAATTATATATTTGATATAATAATATTAGATTTTCCAGACCCAAATAATGACGAATTAAAAAAATTATATACTAAAAAGTTTTTAACTCAAGTTATAGCTTTATTGGCTCCTGGAGGAGTTATTTCTATACAATGCCATTATAGTATTAAACATATTATAGCTAAAAAAATAATAGATTTATTAGATAATAGTGTTATATTAACATATACTATGCCTTTTCTTGAAGAGGGTAGTGTAGTATTGGGGAAAAAAGAGTTGGAGTATAAATAGTGCAAAATAAAGTATCATATAGAAATCTTTACACTCAAGTAATAGATGAAATAAATAAAAGAAATTCAAATTCTACTAAAATAGGATATGATTCTAAGGGAGTTAGGTCTCAAACGGTAGACCCAGTATCATTTTCTTTGAGTTCTTCAGAAGTAAGTACAACCTCGATACTTAACGCTGTAATGGATTTACTTGAAGAATTAGTTGCTCCGAAAATAAAAAGCGGTTTAACTGCAGAAGCTACTTCTCCTATATCAAATAAAATAAAAATAACTGCTGGAGTAGCAATAATAGGGGGAAGAATATATCGTTTAGTAAAAGATACTACTATTGAAGTTCCATTTGATGGTTCTTCTAGCGTATTTTATATTAATTTATATAGTAGCGGTGTTAAAATAGAAAAAAACCCAGCTACTGGATATGTAACAATAGCGAAGGTTATAGTTCCAAATCCATATATTAGCGTTTCTAGGGTTAAAAATAAAAGAGAAGATGATTATGAAGGTGATGCTTATATAATAAGCAATAAAGAAATTGTATTTTTTGGTGATTCTAACGGAAATTTAGAAGAAGAAAGTATTGATTATTTGAGAGATAATATTGGAGAAATTTTAGCTGATAATATTATAGGTAATATTAGACTTAGTGAAAATTTAAAAATAATTAATACAGCAGGAACTTTGGAAATAAACAGTAATTCGGTTAAAATTAAAGATTTTGATGAAAATATATTGATGAAATTGAACGATAAAGGAACTTATTTTTATAATACTTCTGGTATTGAATTAGCTAGGTTTACTAGTATAGACGCAAGAATTGGTAATATTATAGTAGATACTAGTTCTATATATTCAGGTAATTTTGTATCTGGAGCTTTAGGTAGTGGGTTTAGAATACAAGATACAGGCTACGCTGAATTTCAAGACGTTTATATTAGAGGTAAATTTACTGCTAGCGTATTTGAAAAAAATACAATATCTAGTGTAGGCGGAAATTTATTAGTATCTGATAGTGATGTATTAGACGAAGACATGACTGCTCATGATTCTTCTGATTTAGTTATAACTGGAGATACTTATTTCGAAGCAGGAGATATTCTTAGAATTAAAGACGCTTTAAATGATGAATGGATGGAAGTAGTATCTCGTACAGATAATACTTATACTGTAATTAGAGATAAAGCAGGAGATTATGCTGGTCACGATAATCCAGAATGGAAAAAAGGAACTGCCGTAGTTAAATACGGACAATCGGGAGAAGGATTAATTTATATGACTGCTTCAGAAGATACTGCTCCTTATTTAAGTATATTAACTCACGCTGGAAATCCATGGGATACAACAACTACTAGAGTTAGAATGGGTAATCTTAATGGATTTTTAGGATATACTTCTGATTTATATGGTATAGCTATAGGAGAAACTGATTCATATTTAAAATATGACCCAACTAATGGATTAAGAATTAAAGGTGAGATAACTATTACTGGAGGAAATGCTTCTGTAACTTTCTATCAAACAGAAGAACCAACATCTGGTATGAAAGATGGAGATTATTGGATAGATACTGATGATAATAATACAATGTATGTATATGATAGTGGCTCTTGGCAATTAGTATCTGCTCAAGGAGTAACTACTTTTAGACAGTCTTCTATTCCTACTGCTAATAACGCAGGAGATTTATGGATAGATTCTGATGATGATAAACTGTACAGAGCTACTAATTCAGGAGATGATGAAATAACTCCAGGTGAATGGGAACTTATTGATGCAGCAGTTGCAACAGGTTGGGCATATTCTGGAGATAGTACTTATATAAATGGTGGAACTATATATACAGGAACTATTGTAGCTAATTCTATTGCAGCAACCACTATTACTGCCGATAAAATGAATGTTTCTACTTTATCTTCTATTAGTGCAAATATAGGTACGATAACAGCAGGTACTATAACTGGTACAACAATAAGAACTGCTGCTACTGGACAAAGAGTTCAAATGGATTCAGATGGATTATTTTTATACGATAGTGGAGGAAATAAAACATTTGGAGCATTTTTAGACTATTTTAGCGGAGAAGGAGATATAGGTGATGTTTTGATAGGAAGTATTGCAGATTCTAATTATATGTATTGGGATGATAGTGCAGGAACTTTTACTGTAAATGGAGCTATTAATGCTTCTTCTGGAAATTTTACTGGAACTATAAATATAGGTTCTGCAGGTAGGGTATATATAGATGGAACTAATGAGATTATTAAAGTTTATGATGGAGATGGATATTTAAGAGTTGAATTAGGAAAACTAACATAAGGAAATAATATGAGTGCTTTTATATATGGAGACGGTAGTGATGGTAATATAACAATATCTTCTAATACAACTTTAGTTAGAGATATGCAATATAATAATCTTACTATTAATAGTGGAAATATTTTAAACACTGCTGGATATAGAGTACGAGTATTAGATACTTTTCTTAATAATGGAACTATAGTAGATAACTCTGATACTGGTGGTTCTGGAGGGGCTCAAGCAGTATCTTCTCCTGGTATTGGAACTGGTGGACCATCATCTACTGGAGGTACTTTACAAGGAGGAATTGGAACTGATGGAAATTTAGGTTCATCTGGAATTGGAACTGGAGGAGCAGGTGGAGCTAGTGGTGGAAGTGGAGGAATTTCTCCTTGGTGCGAAATTCATGGTACTATTCATTATGAAGCAGGGGGAATTGGAGGAGCAGGTGGAGATGGAGGTGATGGTGGAGGTTCTATATTAATCTACTCTACTAATTTTAATAATCAAGGAATTATTGATGGAGATGGTGCTAATGGTGCTAATGGTGCTAATGGTGGAGAAGGTCAAGCTGGATATGGTGATAGGGAATGGTGGCATAAAGGCGGAGGTGGTGGTGGTGGTCAAGCTGGAGCAGGTGGAAATGGAGCAACTATAGAAATAATATATAATACATTAGTAAACATTGGAACTATTACTTATGATGGAGGAAGTTCTGGAACTCCAGGTAATGGTTATCCTCAATCTATTGCTAAAGAAGGATATTGGAGATATAATTATTGTTATGATGGAGGAGTTAGTGTAGGTGGGGGTAATGGTGGAGGTTCTACAGGACATGATGTATCTTTAGGATACTATGGAGAACCAAGAATTAAAGCTGGAGCAGGTGGAGATGGAAGTTATAATAGAGATGGAGACGATGGAATTTTATATATTGGAACTTATGAAGATAGTGATTGGATAGAAAGTGTTAGTGGAAGTAATTTTGTAAATGTTTCTGGAAGATTGTATTCAAAATATAATAGTTATTCTATAGAATTTGATTATAAGAGTTCTGGAAATTGTTCTGCATATAAAGTTATTAATTATGGTTCAAGTATTAATGATACACAACATAAATTAGAAGGTAATATATATATTCCTTTATTAGAAGCTGGAGGAACTGTAACTTTTAAGTATCAATGGCTTACTTCTGCTGATGCAGTTATATCAACAACTACTATAGAAACTTTTACTTCTACACAAGAATATACTAAGTATTATACTGATTGGCTAAATGCACCTACTAATGCAGAAAAATTAAAAGTTATATTAGAATGTACTGGAAGTGGAGATATTCATGCTTTTTTAGATGATTGTTTAATGAGAACTGTTCCAGATTATGGAATAAGAATATCAGATATTAGCGGAAACAAAAACACTATCACTACTAAAAATGCTAGTATAATAGCAGCTGGAACTTATACTATGCCTAATAGTTTAAATGGAGATAATACTTATGGAATAGATATATCTTTAGGTCAAACAGTATCTGAAGATGATATAGGTGTTATTGTAATTCCAGGGTTAGCTAATATTAATAGTAAGGCTATTTACTGTATTGTGAGCGGTACTTTGTATCAAACTACTCATTATGCAAATAGTGCAGACACTTATTATACAAGAAATGATTCTACTGGAGCTATGACAACTTGGTCAGCTGGAGCTATGAGTAGTTCTAATCAATCAACTTTTGACCCTATATTATGTGCTTTTCCAATTGCTTTTTGGGATAAAAGGGGGGCATCAACTTTTAGTTCAATTAGGTTATTTGCAGCAACATGTTATTTGGTAAGAGATGCATCAACTTATACAGGAGACTCTGATTATTATGGAACAAATATTAAAGTTTATAGTATAGGTTCAGAAGGTGTTTCTGAAATAACATATTTAGTGTGTTTAAAAAAACATTAAAGGAATATTATGAATTACGGAATTAGATGTACAAATCAAAGTGGAGATAGTGTCACATTATCTTATAATATTGTAGAAATTATTGATACAGGAACTATAACTATGCCAAACTATTTAAATATAGATGGAACTTATGGAATAGATATAGATTTGCCTGGAGCTGAAGATATAGACATTAGTAGAATAGGAGTGTCTGTTTTTCCTACTAAATTTACTTATGATGTTAATACATTTTGGACTTATTGGTCGCATGATGGTAGGGTTGATTATATGTGTTCATTTTTTGCAGATGATGAAGCTTTATATTATTCTAAACATCCTTCTACTGGAGTTATGAATGTTTGGAATGCAGGAAATATGACTAGAGATTTATATAGTGAAAGTGAATGGGATGCAGTTTGTTCTGTATATCCTTTAGCAGGATGGGATTTTTTAGATTCAGAAACAACTTTTAGACAAATAAGATTGTGGGCTGCAACTGCTCATATTATTTATGATTATAGTGCGTCTTTATTTAGAACAGTCTATCAAATAGGAACTAATGGAGTTAGTGAAATATCATATATGATATTTTTAAAAGGAGATACTGAATAATGGCGTATGGATTAAGAGTATCAGACCAAGACGGATATTCTATTGAAGTGACTTCAGAAATGATATCTATTGTAGCTGCAGGCAGAATATCAACTCCAAGTGGATTAGATTCTGGAAATATATATGGTAATGATATAGATTTACCAGGTACAAATTCGTACTCAGAAGATGAAATAGCTGTTATAGCAGGTTCTTTTATTACTAATTTTGATATACATTTATATTATTTAAGTGGTGATGATTATAACATAGCTTCTTTTTATATGAATAATACAGACACTTATTATACAAGAAATGAATCTACTGGAGTTTTAACTCAATTTACTCCTGGTAATAGGTCGAGTTCTACTGCTTATGATTCAATTTTGGCTTTATATCCGTCTGCATTTTGGGATAAAATGGGAGATACTACTTTTACTTCTGTAAGAATTTTTTCTGCTGCAACTCATTATATTTATGATTATAGTACATCTTCATATAAATATGTATATTCTTTAGGAACTGACGGAGTAGAAAATGTGGATTATTCAATATATTTAAGGCATTATAATGAGTAAACAAAAAGTGACATTACATAAAATTAAAATAGATTCCAATATTTCAGTATTTGGAAAATCTACTAGTGAAGTAAAGATAGTAGATGAACATAAAGAAATTTTACAGGTTAAATATGAAAAAGATATTAACGAGGAACAATAAATATGTCTATATATAGAGTAAATAACAATAAAGGTAGGCAAGCTCAAATAAATGATTTGAATGAGATGATTTTAGAGCTTAATGGTAAAAGCGAGCAAGGTATATTTAATATAAATGAATTTAATGCAATATATAGTGCTTTTGGATTAGAAAATAAATTTTTAAGAAATAAAGCTCTTGGAAATACAACTACAGATTATACTGATTGGACTCATTTAAAAGAAGAAACTGGGTATAGTATTTGGAAAATATCTCCTACTAACTATACTTATAATTCTGTTAATCAATTATTTTTAGATGATATCTTATTAGAAAATAGAGGAGAAGCTGGTTCTGAATCTGCAACTAGTTTTGATTCTGTATTTTTATATAACGGAGATAGTGGTTCTGGATATACTGATAATACAACTGAGGCAGGAACAGAAGGCGGAACAGAATTTGATTTGGTTGATACAACAAATGATTATCTTTATATTGGAGACTCTGCTACCTTTACGGGAATAAAATTTGAGTTTCAAACTAGAGGAAGCAATCATGCTTTAAAAGTAGAATATTATAATGGCTCTGCTTGGGCTGAATTAACAATAAATACTAATTCTTTAGATGATGATACTAATAATTTTGAAAGTGATGGAAAAATAAGTTGGGATTCTGCTCCAACAGATTGGGAAACTATTGAAGTAAACTCGGCTACTAGATATTGGGTTAGAATATCTACCACCTCTACTCCTGTAACTACAGCTAAGGCTTATTATATAATACCTTATAATAGTGTACCTGCGTTATTGGCTTTATCTAGCACTCAAATACAAAATGAAGATTGGGCTTGGTGTTCTTATGGTACATCTATATATGTTACAATTAGAAATCAAGGAAATACTTCTTACGAAGGAAATTATTTTATAAATTCTTCTAGTTCTGCTACAAATTTACAAAACTTTTTCGTTCATAATCATGAGTATAAATTAGATTATGAAGATAGTACATATGTAGTTTCTAGCTTACCAGCGGATTCTATAAGTGTAAGTATTTCTGGAATGTCAGCAACTACAGTTGAAGAAGCTTTAATAGAATTATATAATGAAACTGCTTTATTTTATAGAACTGGAACTACAATATATCCAAATACTGCTAATGACAGTATAAATATAGGTTCTGGAACTGTAACTGCCGCTACATTTACAGGAAACGTAACAGGAAATGTAACAGGTGACGTAACAGGAGATGTAACAGGAAATTCAGATACTGCTACGGCTTTAGAAACAGCTAGAACTATAGGAGGAGTGAGTTTCAATGGAACAGCAAATATAGTGCCTCAAACTATAGTAGTAGCAGATACTACTGATACTAGCTGTTACGTTGCGTTATTTGAATCTGCAACTGGAAATTTATATCCAAAAACGGACGCTTCTATAACTTATAACGCTGGAACTGGGGCTTTAACAGCTACTTCTTTTATTGGAAATGTAACTGGAAATGTAACTGGAAATGTAACTGGAAATGTATCTGGTAGTTCTGGCTCTTGTACTGGTCAGTCAGCAACGGTAGCTACAATAACAGGATTAGCTCCTGATACAGCTACTACTCAAGCAACTCAACCTAATATTACTTCTTGTACTAATTTAGTAACAGTTGGTACTATTGGCACTGGTACATGGGAAGCTACTGATATAGGAATAGCTCACGGAGGAACTGGACAATCTACTGCTCAAGCAGCTATTGATGCTTTAACTCAGGTTTCTGCTGCAACTAATGAATATGTATTAACTAAAGATACAGCTACTGGAAATGCTATTTGGAAAGAAGCTCAAGGCGGGGGAACTGCCGCTGATATTTCTTTTTCTATATCTGGTATGTCAGCTACAAACGTAGACGAAGCTTTAGTTGAATTATATAGTGAAGCTAGAAGTTATGTAAAATCGTTTACTAACGCAGAATTAAGCGGAGGTAAATTAACAGTAAATCATTACTTTGAAACTCAATATATTGTAGTTGTTGTTTACGATAATAACGATTTACAAATAATTCCTGATGAAGTAGAAGTAACTACTGCTAATCAATGCGTAATTGATTTATCTAGTTACGGTACAATATCTGGAACTTGGAATGCGAGGTTGTGTATATAATGAAAATAGGAAGTAAAACTCCACAGGCGTCTGTTGAATTTGACGGATGGGAAAAGATATATGAAGTAGAATTGTCTAGTCCTTCTAATAGTATAACTATATCAGGTCTTCAAGGAGATACT